TTACAGGAGATGATGTAAGACAACAGTTAAATTTGTCGGTATCCTCAAATCAGACAATTGACCGTTCTCTTTTGAAGTTTGATATATCGTTTATCTCTCAATCGATCGCTGCTGGAGATATTACCAATCCGAAGTTTTATCTAAAATTGACTTCGGTCAGAGCAAACGAACTGCCAGTCACTTACAAAATTTATGCTTTTCCTGTCAGCCAGAGTTGGGATCAGGGGAATGGAATCTGGTCGGATGGAGGGTCGTCAGAAGGAGTTAGTTGGAATTATAGAGATTATGACTCGGGAAGCCAATGGTTCTCGACATACGTATCGTCTCGGTTGACTTCATCCGTGGATTATCTCGGAAATTATGGTTACGTCAGTGAATCGTTCAAACGTGGTGGGGGAACGTGGCACAACATACCATGCACACAATCATTTAGTTATGAAGTATCTGATATAAACATGGATGTGACGCCAATCGTAAATGCGTGGTTGTCAAACTCCATTTCAAACGAAGGATTTGTCTTGATGTATTCCGGAGAAACTTCATTGACAGCTTCAAATGCCCACTTTTACTTTTTCAGCACACAAACTAACACCATATATTCCCCACGGCTAGATGTTGCATGGGATGATTCCGTTTGGATAACAGGAAGTTTTGGGACTGGAAGTGTCATAATATCACATTACAATCCTAGAATAAGTGGGAGTATGTATGCGACTGCATCAATCACTGGAGTTTCCGTTTCGGGTTCCGTGGGTGGAAATGCGTATCTTTTGTTTGACGACAACAGTGGAATACTGTCCGGATCAATGTTGGACGTTGTAGGAACGTCTGGAACAATAGACGGCGTTCAAATTGATGGATTTTTTGCCGGAACATCATCGTTGGTATCGGACGATTCTATAATACGAGAAATCACCGCCTCGTTGTATTCAGGCGACTTTTCCGGATGTCAATTCGTCGGATATTACAGTGCATCTATGGTGACGGGAATTCTAACAGGATCATTTAACGGAAGAGTATTTGAATCAGAAGGAATTACGGGAAGCGTAGCTAATCAGCACGTAACTCGGTATTCGTTATATCAAAACTCTGTTATTCCCGGAAATCTCATCGGAAATGTGGTGTCCGCCTCGTATAATGGCGGAATATTTCAGGGAGTTGCAACCAGTGGAAACCTTAAAGGGGCTTTTATAACCGTCCCATTTACTGGAAGTTATAGCTACGTTACAACAAGTTTGGATGTCACATCCAGCGTAGAAATCACAGGAAGTTCTATGTTGTCGGTAAATACCATATCGCCATTTGTTGTAGTTGTTCAAGACTTGAAGCCGAGATATTCATTTGGAGATATTCCTCGGATAAATGTCTTTGGAAGAGAACGGTTTGTTAAGAAAACGTTTGATAAATCTGCTCAGTCGTTGGCCTATACGATACCGAAGTCTTTGCCAACCAGCAGTTATTATGCAATAAAAGACAACGAAACGGAAGAAATCATTGTTGATTACGATAATTATACTAAATTGAGTTGTGATTTGAACGGAAACTATTTCATGTTGGACACAACCGGGTTGGCACAGGAACGATATTATAAGATTCTATTGAGAATTGTTGACGAAATGGGTTCTATTTATACGTTCGAGGCTGGAAACACATTCAAAATACAACGTTAAGTATGGACACTTTTTCCGAAGAAAAGACGAATTTCAAAAAGAATGGAACATATAACTATCAATTCGACGAGGGCGGCAACTTAGTGTTTAACAAAAAATCGTCGCAATTTGAACAGCATTATGTTGCAATACCACTCGTCGTATATGGATACGATGCGAATAAAATTTCAACGTTTCACGATTTGGAGTTTAAAGAGTTCGTGCCCGTATCAAATTTGAAACCGGTGCCGGCGGTCGAAGATTTGGAAAACAATACATTGCGACAAGAAAACGAATCTTTAAAAACACAATTGAACGACCTAATAAATAGTCCATCTGATACAATAACAGAATCGGAAAGACTCGCTTTCAAACAGGTTATATTGGAATTGAGAACCCGATTGGGGCAGGGAAGTGATCCTCACGATTTTTCGGAAACGTTCCCATATTTTCCAGTAATAAAAACTCCTTAATCGATTTATGTCATTTTCATATTCCGCAGTGTCGGAGAACACAAATAGTTTAAACTCAGGATCATACCTTACGGAGTCGGATTCTGCATTGTTTAAAACACATGTAGATGTTGATTTGTGGTTTGCCACGTCTCAACACGATGCGATAGAAGTTTCTGCGTATGATTTGAAGGAAAATCTGATTTCGTGGAAATCGATGACGGACATCGGACAATTCACAACCACGACTTATACATATTACGATTCAAAAAACAATTCTGTGCCTTATGTGTGCAAGGAATACGTTTGTAACCGGGAATTGTATCGGAATGAGAAGATTTTGGTAAATCCCGAACAAGATTTTCGGGAATTGAATCCTGGAAGCTATACGTTGTCATACTTCTTCACCAGATATTTGGCAGGGACTCCAACCAATCCGTTGATCATTAAAGACGTATCTCCAAACAGAACGGAAATCAAACTTGTCCCGGGCCGAACGTATGAGAACAATTATACAGCATTCTGTCTGGGAAAAATACAACTTAACGACGTAGTTCCACTTTACATAAGGTCGACTGCCGACTGCCCATACAGTTCCATTTTCGAGTCATCCAAATCAACAAGTCAGACTCAGATAGACATGATCAAGAACATGTTCTTCATACCAAGCGACGGCAAGTTTTTAGAATTCTTGAAGGGTGTGTATGAGGATGAGATAAAATACTCAACCTTATCCGAGGATGCCGCCTGTTCGTTAACGAGAACATCCGGCATACGTTCTAACTTTAGAAACTATTTGTTGTCGGCTGCCGACTCTACGGTGTCATTTGACGACATATACTTGGAATTCAACAAGTGTGTTCGAGAGCGATTAGACACATTATTCGTCAACTACACGGGAATTTCATATGCGTCTGCAAGAAACTATCTTACAGATTTGTTTTCTCTGGAATTTTTCAAAAAAATCCACGACAAACTTTCATCCAAATACAACGAAAAATACAAATCTCCGTTGAAAAACGCAGTTTGTTTTGGAGATGGAAAATATTTGCCAATTTTGTCCACGTCCTATTTGGATGAACGAACCTCGGATTCAGAACCATTGACGTTGTTAGTCAAATTACAATCGCCAATCTCAACGGAATTGTCAAGCAAATCGTCGGTTTGGGTTTCAAACATAAGCATGATGCCGGTGCTGTTTGATGCAATCCTAAAGAATACATCAACTCGTTCCACTGTAAAAATTGCACCGGCAGATTTTACATCAATACCAAAAGACGTTTCTTTTGCAAACACAAATACATATTTTACGAGTGAAGATTTAACGATCGATTCGGGAAATGAAGTTGCAATAGAACTGAATAAAAAACTAGATGACCTGGGCGTAGATTATAGTCAGTTTGAAAATTTTGTTGTATTTTCATCCGCAGAACTCAGACACAACATCTTTAAAAACAAAGTCATTTCGTTGTCGGGAATAAGTTCGTCGTTATCGACATTAGAATCGTCATATTCTAGTTCTGGCTATACATACCCATATTATTCCGACGAACGAGAATCGTATGAAGATTCGCAAAAATCAATTTTCCAATCATTTGATGGATTTGAGTCGTATCTTTACAAAACCGGCAATTATTTGTATTTAGCCAATTCACAATCCTTTTACAGTTCATCTTTCGTTGAACTGATGGATGAGAATGCGAAGACATACGACAAATACAACCGAGACAGTTTAGTAAACAATACGCCGGAACACATTATATTAGATGTCGATAACGACGACTATTTAATATTCCTATCCATGATTGGTCATTATTTTGACAATCTGTTTGTTTACATAAAATCTTTGCCATCTGAGAAATCCGTTTCTTCCGACTCCATGATGTCAAAGGTCATCATAAAAAACATGTTACAATCGTTTGGTTGGAACTTGTCGGACGCCATGGATTTGACATCAATATCAGATTCGTTTTTGGATACGTCATCGGGCGGAACGAATGAGATCTCGGCGGAAAATAAAACCCGGCAGATTTGGAATAGAATATTGACTACGTTGCCGTTGATATACAAGACGAAAGGCACCGAAGAGTGCATCCGATTGGTGTTGTCGTGTCATGGCATTCCAACCACACTGATAGGCATACGTGAGTATGGTGGTGTAGATTACTCCAATACGGATAAGACTTCATATACAATAGATGAGAAGCTGTTTATGTTGACTTTCTCCGGATACCGAGACTATCTGTCCGTGCCATACGACACATCGACGAAAACCGTTGAGTTTAAAGTTGCATTTGATTCTAATAGAACGTGGGAACCTTATACAACAATACCACTAGCGGTAAAATACAATCAAAACGATCAAGTTGATTGGTCTGTATCGGCGGTTAAAAGTCCTACAAAACACACCGGCAAAATTTATTTCACGATCAGTGGCAGTCAAATGTCATCCTCGGCGTTGCCGATATTCAATGGCGACATATTCAACATAATGATTCGTCGGAATTTGCCAGACGATTTGTTTGAATACAATTCCACGCCCGATATAGTGCCGACTAAGTATGATCTGTGGGTTCAGAGGGCGGATGATGGAAGAACAATTTACAGTTCCAGTGTAGATTCTATCTATCAAAAAAACGAAAACATTTCGTTCTCTAACAGTGGAACATTATTTTTCGGAAACTATTCGGAATCATCAAGCTTTTTTGGAATCTTGGATAAGATATTGATTTGGGATTCGCCGATTGCGGATAACACATTTGACGATCACTGCAACAATTTAAGTTCATATAGTTACACGGGGTCGTCTGTTTCTCATGAGACGCTTAAGTATAGGATGCATGTGGAGTATCCTGCGGATTTGTCCACGACCAATCCGTCTGTAATACCAAATGCGAATGAATATTATTCGTCTTCCATTTTTATCAATGCACACAATTTCGGATTGGTAACATATTCGGCGTCATTTGAAAATTGCGCATATGTATCGCATTCCGTATATCCATACCAATTCCGGGAAGTGCCATATGAACAGACGTTCACCATAACGAGTTACGGACCAAATAAATTCAAGAATCAAAAAGTTCAACGGGTTTCTTTGGAAACAGCAGCTAGGTTTGATCCAAACGAACGATCTACATATTCCACAAACAAATTTGTGTCTCCCGATTCAAATAGAATCGGATTGTTTGCAGACCCGAATAGTAATAAAAATACGGATATATTCCGTTACCTCGGTGATTATGGAGTGTCTTCATTGATTGCTTCTCCGGAACAGCTATATGAAGATAGATACTATCCGTTAAAAAATGTTCGGGAGTTGTATAATCGCAGTGGAAATAAACGAGTGCTTTATAACGAAATATTAACGTTATACAAGTTCTACTTTGACAAATCCATTTTTGATACAATCAAACAATTGATTCCGGCGAGAAACATAACTTTGACCGGCGTTTTGATTGAACCAACGGTCCTAGAACGACCGAAATATCAACACAAGCGTATCGTTTCGGAAACGTCCGATTTGGAATATACATCATCTGCCGTCACAATTGTTACGTCTTCAAATCAAACACGACCACAGACGTTATCGTTGACAAAAACCATATCCGTCGGATCTACTCCAACTGGAGAGTTTTTGTTTGTTGATTTTAACACAGATAGTTCGTTGTTTTCTACGGCACTGTATGAACACCGTCCGTTTTATTTGCCTCCGGGTCCATATTCAAACGACGACGTGGTGTATAAAGACTTTTTGCAAAAACAGTCTAGATTGACATATGTTGACGAGGGGTGGGTTAAAAAGTTTCCTATATATGGAGAACTTGGATCTGTGGAAAGTCATCCGGATTGGCCAACACTCGGAAGTTCTCCGGGATTTTATGAAACGGGAAGCGGATATTTGTTTCTGAAACAATGTTATTTCTATGTAAACGTTAACCAATCGATCGTGAATATAAGAAATGGCGTTCAATTGAATCAGAAAGCGGCTATTGATTTATCCTATATTTCCGAGCCAACGGTCGTCTATCCAAAAAATATAAGTTACGTTACAATCTACGATATAGAAAATCCAGAAGAATTGGGTGTTCAGTGTGACGGCGCCGGAAAGGTCATTGAATCTACATTTTCAGGAAGCACGGCGAGATATTTGATAAAACTTTGGTCGGCCAGAGATTCGTATTCAACGGACGGAGAATATGAAAAATCTCCGGTTGCGACTTCTCACTCTGTATTTTTATACAATACGCAGTTCTGGAACGACTCGTTATACACCACACTCGTTTACACATCTCCAACGACCATATTTAAAGCGGGAGATGTATTTACGTCCTCTTTCATAGACGGATATTCACCAAACTACAACATCGTTCTAAATGGCGACAATAGTGGTTATGCATTTTATCACGACATAGGAACGTTTAAAGTCGGGCCAAATAGCAGAACAAATAATGCATATCAAAGCAGTTCTAAACTGGACCCATATGCAACTAATTTGCCATATACGTTTGTTGTGGTAAATTCCACGGAAAAACAATATTTTGAAACGACGGCGTTTTATTCCAGAAACCATCTGAAAAACAAACGAATTCAGTTTACGAAGACATCTATGCCGGCGTTCAAAAATACAACAATTGATAGATACATCTCTTCTAGACAATCCATAGATACAACAGTTGATGTCGCTGGTTTGGAGGATAACACGTTGCCGGTCCAATCAATAAACGTATCTAATTTGAACGCAACAAATTCGGACAATGTTTTGATAAAATAAAAATGTGCGAATTTGTATGGCATTTTGATACTTATACACAGTAATAACACGAATTGGAAGCCAAAGAATTTATATGAGCTATATCGACAATCAAACCATTACAGTTGATGCAATTTTCACTAAAAAGGGTCGTGAACTGCTTGCGAAGAATGGAAATGTAAACATTACATCGTTCGGATTGTCGGACGATGAAATTGATTACAGTCTTTATAACTCGTCGCATCCCAACGGCAGCGCTTTTTATGACATTGCTCTCCGAAATATACCAGTATTTGAACCATTGTCTGATGAAACGCAGACGATGAAACACAAATTGGTGACTCTCAATCAGGGAGTGACTAGCATTCCTGTCATTTCTATTTCGCAGGATAAAGTTTTGGTGAATAGAGATTATGCGGGAGAGATTGTAATTTCTCCGAGTACTACACCGACATATAACTTGACGTTGGGTTACACTGTAATTTTAGGAAACAAAAACGTTGGTGTATTGATTGTCGAGGAGACAAATGCAATCAATTCGGTTTCAAACACAATCCCCACATTTGCCGGCGATATGATGACTACATCCGCACAGGTGGTTGTTGGCAAAAAGTTCCGATTTGTGCCTAATAGTTCATTGAACAAAACTACGACTACAAATCTTACAATCGTTGGCAATGAAAGCGGCGGCAGCACAAGCATCGAAGTCACCGTTACCGTTCCAACAAGCTAATTTACATTATGATATTCAAATCGTTTGAAAAAACAGACATCGTTGAGGGGAGAACAACCAAAGTTGCTAGTGGATTTTGGCCAGATGGAAATACATATTGGAGTTCTAGCTTCTTGGAAGATGACTTTTGGGATCTAACAAATTCACAAACACCATCGACAGCGTTTGGTGCGTCTCCGTATGATGTTAGAAAATCGCTATACTACACAAATGTATTTCCAAACGCTACATATAAAAACACATATAATGACCCATATTTTTCTGTGACATATGGACACGTTGGCGGTTCTGGATCGTTCGATTACGAAACCGGAAGTATAAAAGTAAATCCTACGAAAGCGATTTACAATCAATACAAAAATATCCTGTTGGGGAATACCGATTTAGATGGAAGATTTACCATGACGTCGGGCAGTGGAACGAGTGTAAATGCGGATGACATATTCGTTATCAACTTTTCCACGTATAAAACTAAAGATAGAATTGATGAAGGCGTATTCGAGATTTCGTTTGCTTCTCCTGATGGATCAAAGGTTTATACGTTCATAGATGATTCGTATTATGTTGGCAGATCACAATCGGTATATCAATTGGTATCCGGATCATTAGGTACCCGCACGGCGCCCACTTATAATGGAATAGGATTGTTGTATCCGAATGACGGCATAGTAATTTTTAATGCCGCAAAATTGAATGAGTTGTTGACCTTGGATGCAGCGTTCGGTGCGAACGTGAATATTGCCGGCAATACGGTGTTATCCATCACAAGTAGCAATGGAACCATTACATCAGAACCGCCATCTGCAAGTTTTTATACGGGATCCAAGAGCAATGCGTTTGGAAATGGAGCAGGAAGTCAATATGTGTTGGGAAGCAGCGATGCTAGGTATAATTCGTATCTAAATGCGGATTTGGGAAACCAAAACAACACGCAAATTTTTCTATGGTCATTAAAACACTCCAAAAAACCAATCGTTGTTCGAAAGAGTGAATATGTTCCGTCTAGACACTATTTTGTTCGTGTAAAGAATAGAGATTACAACTATTCCAACAATCCGACTTATGTATATGACGGAACGGAAATTCTGTCAGACGGAACAGTTCCGTCGGCTGGAACGATTAGAAACGAAGATTTCTACACGGATCCAAAAACATACATCACAACCGTTGGATTGTATAACGAGACTAACGAATTGGTGGCAGTTGCAAAACTTAGCCGCCCGGCCGTCAAATCGTTTGACAACGAATTGCTGCTCAAAATTCGCCTTGATTTTTGATATAAACAATTCTAGACTACACATGTTGTTTTGCCCGGTAAATGATAAAAAATCTAAAACGAAATGATGTTCAGACCACGCCGTTTATTACAACTAAACCGTGGGTTTTGACCAGCTTTCACAATCAAGATTTAGTATTAACCGAAACGACGAGTTCTAATATTCCAGTCGCAGAAGAGTTTGTCGACTACGAGGGCGGAGATGAATTGCCTATTCTCAACCGAGAATGTAACATTGCACTTGAACAACAAGTGGCCGATACCGTTATCTATGAAGAGGGTGAGAAGGGAACAGGAACGTTTTATCCAGAATTGGAACCTGTCAACTTAAACGGTTCATTTAAAAGATTGGTATATACACAAATTCACAATGCGTTTTATAACCATTGGCAAAATCCAACGAAAATGTTCGGGTTGGAAAATATAGATTTTCAACTGTCAAAGACAGATAAATTTTTAACTGACAGATTTCGACTTTTCAACGTTTCACGAACCTTTTTTGGAGAAAAAATGTTAGAAAATACGATACGATTAGTAGATAATTCTTTGGACGATAATTTTGAAATAGTAGATGATGGGTGTGGAAACATCCTAGCTACTGAAAATCTTTTCTCAAGGGTTCAAGAAATAAAACAGTTTACAAATTCGGTAGATTCTGATCGTTCAAGCAGTTATTGTGATAGTTATTTCACGAACATAGAAGCTAGACAAGGCGGTTCAACTGGATCATACGGATCTTCAAATACATCGAGTTTCCTTCCTCCAGATAATTGTCAACCTTGGTAACATATGATAGTAAACGTGAAGAATGAAAACTATGGAGTGTCGGTGACTACCCACGACGATTGGGTAGTCGTTGGGAACCCATCTTCATAGTTTTCATTCTTCACGTTTACTATCATATGTTACCAAGGTTGACAATTATCTGGAG